TTGGACACCTGCTCTTTTGACATTTATATTTCCTAAATATCCTTCGTTTCTATACTCGGTCATTTTTCTTCTTCAATAGTTTTTGTAATTCTGATGTAGAACCTACGAAGAGCTGATTTGTTGTATTCTGAGGCCTTCCACTTTCACCTTCTAGGTCTTGCATCTGTTTCTGAATTTGTAAGAGTTTTTCTGAGGTTTCCCCAACAGTCTTGATTAACTGTCCAGCAACCTCATATGCACGAGGATGTTCTCCCTCTTTAGCAAGGTCTAGGATACCCTCTATTGCATCCTGTCCTCGTTCTACGAGGTTGTATAGGGTATTACGAGTGTATTTATAGTCAACACCCCTGTCTACCTGTCTCTCATCTGCATGATCGACAACAACTGGTGTCTTGATTCTTCCATCTACCAATGCTTTGGTAGCTTCGTTATTAATGTCTAGAAGATTATCTAGTCTTTCGTCTACTGAATTGTTCATAATTAAATTGCTTCATCATCATCTGCATAGGTAAAGGAGCCATCATCAAAGAAGTTGAATGTCTCTGTATAAATCATAGGAGCCACATCTGGGTCTGCTGAAGTAGGATTAGGTACAATCTTTAATTCACTTGATCTACCAGCATCCAAATCTCTTTGTCCATCCTCAGATATATAGGTTCTTGCACGAACATCTCTTATGATTTCGGATGAAGAAATTGCACCATAAAGATAAGTCTTCATAGTAAATCCCAATGTCCATGTTATAACCCTTCTTGATTGAAAGTCTCCTTCGTATTCATCACTATATGTAACTGACTCAAGTACAACTGGAACATCTCTTTTCTCTGTTGTATGTGGTACAGTTGTTATCGTTACAGTGAAGTCTGGAGTGAAGAAGGGTAAAATTTGTTCTACGATCTGTAATGCATCCTCAGTGTTTAATGATATTGCTACCAGATCAAAAGTAATGTTGTATGGAACTGGTGCAAACTGTGTTTTAAGAACACTATTGTCACTACCATCTGTAAGTTTATATTGTTTTAATTTGCCCAATTTCCTTTGAGAGTCATAAGTAAACCCTGTAATCTCAAACGAAAGTCTAGGTAAAGTTATTGCAACTGGAGCACCATCTTGTTCTACAGTATCCATATCCAATCTTGACAACCATTTTTGTTTCGGGCCGTATGCAATAGGAACTTTAATATAACTCTTTGGTGTAGTTCCATCCGATTGATAACGAACTATATCAATATCATTGAACATAGTTCCAAAGACCGATACTGATCTTTTAATTGCTTCGTGATAGAAATGTGATTTACCTAACATTTTATGTTACCGCTCCAAATGGATTTGATTCACTAAAGTCAATAATATTATCTCCAGCAGTTTCAAAGTCTTGATTGTCTGCTGAGCCATCAGATGGTAATTGTAAGGTATTAGGTGCGGTTGTTATTGTCCATGCTGCACTAGAAGTACCACCTACAATCGTACCAGCACCAACATTAGATGATAATACAAACATATTATATTGTGTTGGAACTCTAGCATCTGAGAATGTGATATTGTTTATGTGTAAAGTTCTAGTTGGTAAGTCCCAATTAGTAACTTGACCACTGACTGTGTACCCTGTCGCAACTGTTTGTGTGACTGTCTCTCCGATAACAAATGCTCCAGTACCACCAGCAGCAAGTAACATAGAGACTTGATAAGAATATTGATCTTCAATATTATCAAGTTCTGCAATACCAACATCAATTTTCTCATGAGAGTATTGATAAGTTTCACACTCTAAGTGGAATACTGGTTGACTTGCCATTGGATAGAATGGGTTTTCATCATTCACGAAACGAATTTCAAATGCTTCAACAGCTGGTGGGTAATAAATTATGTCGCCTTCTTGTGGTCTGAATGATGTCACAAGGTTGGCATCCATTGAAATAAATCGTTCCCATGACTTTCTAGACATGGTGAATGTTTGAGTGTCTCTTACTTCTAATCCAAACCTACTGATTATATCTTGTTCACCACCCCAACCTTCTGGGTTCTCGACAAACAATTCAATCATGTATGCATCATCAAATTCAGATGATGGGTCTTCTCCGAGTATTGAATCTACATCAACTCGTTTTCTTGGGAGATAATAACAATCATACCCATATTGGTGATGCACCTCTCCTACGAGATCATCAAGTAATCTCTTCTCTCTTACAGAGTTTTGATTAAAATAAATACTTGTGGCCATTTGACCTACCCTATCATTATGGCAGATTCAGTCTGTTGTATTAAACTCTCTTCTTCTAATGCTTGTATTTCCGTATTCGCATCTTCTAATATTGACCTACCATTTAAAGTTATCCCACCTGCCATTACAACTCCTTCAAATTTAGACAAATTAGTTCCCCACTGTTTCTTAATCTTTGCAGTAGTATACTTCTTTAACCAGATATCATTGTAGATATCTGTGAATTGAGTTGGGTCTATTGCACGATAACAGTCAATAATAACCCATTCACCATTTGTAATTGCATTAGTCCAATCCATATCTAAGTATAATCTATTTTGAATTTTATTAAATCTTATAGGAACTTCTCCTACAAGTAGTTCATCTAATTGTGCAACATGTAATTGTACCATCTCATATTGTAGTATGGATGTAGATGAGAGATCATAAAGATCATGTAATCTTAATTGATATCTCATATCGAACATATTAAGTCCAGACTTATCAGTAAAAGGGAATATCCTTAACACTGACATGACTGATTCAGGCATAACAAGATATCCTTGACCTTCCTTAAAGGTCATGGAACTTGATATGTGAGTCCCAGTAGATGACTGGGCCATAGATGCATTTGCTCTTTGATTCGTTAAATCATTAGTGTTTATTTGATGTTTGAGATATGTTCTAATAGTTCCATCATAATGAAACTCTTTATAATACTGTAAACAGTCATCAATAACATCATCTACTTGATCGTCATCAACATTAATTTCAATAACTGGGGCTCCCAGCTGTCTTAATGCATAGTCTTTTAAAGTTGTTTTTGAATTTGGTGACGCCATAACCTATTTCCTGTTAGAATTAAAATCTTTCTTCTTAACAGTATTTAGGTCATTTAGTTTTTGAGATTAAAAAATCGTCTAGTTTCTTGTCAATTTTGTCTATAGAATCCATGATTCGTTCCATGCTCTTATCGAGTTCACTCTTAGCAACATAGTCTCTTGCGACTTCTTCTCTGGTTCTATTCAGCAATATTTCAATTCTTTTTATTTCTTTGGTTTGGTTTATAACCCAATAACCAACTATTCCCGCACCGCCAGTTAGTAAAAAGTTCCACACCATATGTGCTATTTCAGTTTCCACACATCTCTCCTTTTTTGTTGTGTTGATCCTATATCAAAAATGATACATAATACTATTTAGGAAAGTCAAGACTTCCATCTGGGTTTACTTCCATTGATGGAATGCCACCATCTGGATCATAGAATTCCCATTCTCCTTCTCTATGTGTGTTTACTGCACCATAAGGAAGTTCTTTATCAGCACTAACATTAAAGTGTCTCTCACAAAAACTGTTATTAAATGCAACAGATATTCTATCAGCATCAACATCATTGGGTTCTACAAAATGGTAAACTCCAGAAGGGAATAAAATACATAGGCCTTCAACTGGTTCAAACCTTGACCACATATGTGTTCTAGTGGAAGTCATAGGAAACATGGATAGGTGTTTAATATTTTGATCTATTAGTTGTAACCCACCATTATTCATTCCATCTGGAACCTTTAAATAAATTGTCCCAGAGTACCAGCAGCCTGGATGTGTATGTGCATTGTTATACCCACCAACTGCATTTATATTTGCCCAGTAATTACCATGTAAAACTTTTAATTGGTGAGACTCTTTGCCTGCATAAAAAGGAAATACTTCTTTGTCAAAAAATCTTGCAATCCTATTAACCATTGGTTGAAATATTGGATTCTCAAATACTCCATCATTAGACTGCCAACCACTGTCTGCATTTGATCTTGCACGACCAATAGGGTCTTTCTTTCTCATTTGATAAACTTCTTGTTGAAAGATATCAAACCTCTCTGCTGACAATTGATAATAAGGATCATCTCCAATCATATTAAAGGAGAATGCATTTGTTGGAAATAAAGGATGATACATTACTTAAACTTTTTCGCCTCCCACATGTGCTTTCTATAAATTGCTTTCTCAGTTCTGACTTTTGCATTTGCACCAAATAAACCTAACTTCTTATCTTTCATATGATCTAGAACTGCATCAGTTTCCAAAACTAATTCATGTTCCCATTGTGTTCTTACAAATGGAACTATCTGGACAAGTGGTGTTCCTTTTGGTATAATAAAGTTTCCATCATATTTGGGATAAACAATTGTAATACAATTTGTATCTAGTTGATTAAAACTATCTGTATCTATAACTCCACTCATAACTGCAAAGTATGGATTCTGTTGTAACATTGGGTCTAACCAATAACATGATGTACCTTTTGGTGTCCTAACAGACCATGGCTGTCTAAATTTTATAGAAATCTTTTTGTCCCATTGTGAACCTAGTATCTGACCACCATTATGACCACCTGTAATTTCATATCTCCAATCAATAAAATCCTTTGCTTCTGGTCTTTCCATCATTAGATGTTGTTCTATTTGGTCACAATCTCTAAGGAGTTCTTTCATGTCATTAACACAATCATCTTTAATGACCCACGCACATCCTGCTTGTGCATGATTGTGAGTGTCTCTTATATGTTGTGCTTCTGGTAGATCATCAGCAACATTATCATCACACCAATTACATTCAAAGTCTGGGTTATCTTCATAAGGTTCATTAAAGTTTTCTGGAATAGGAGTTTGAGTAACCAACACAGTTTTATTTGTTCTTATGATATACCCTGTATTAAAAATATCCATGATAGAGGGACACGCTTTCCCTGTCATCATCCATGCTTCATTCTTTGGATTGACATATACTCTTAGTTTCTTAAACCAATCTGGATTTGCCTTCTTGGTTGGAACTGGTTGGAACACATCAAATGCATCTTCCCATGCAGTTCTAAACTCTATCTTATATGGGTCTCCATGTTCAACTGGACACTTATCTACTTCTTCTTTTCCCATATCGTTCCTATTCTCCAATCTTCATCTTTATCTAACTTCCTATGGACTCCTTCCCATAACCTCTCATGAAAATAATAAAATGCAATCTTAACTAATGTATCCAAGTAAACTATCCCAGCTGCAAACTGGATACTACCTGTAATAAAATAAGCTATACTACCTGTAACCCCAATAGATAAAACTCTATAGGTTAAGGACTTATAAAAACTAATTTTTCTCGATACCAAGTTGTCTCCTAATCTCAGTAGAACTTATATTTTCTACCTCATCATCAAATCTATGTTCTTCTATAATATACCCTACTCGTCTACCATAAGACACATTGACAATATTGGGTACTTGTCGTATAATAAAATCCTTACCCTCTTCATAACCATCACCTAATAGGTGCATCTTTATGTTATGTTTAATATCCTTAAATGCATATGGGTCTGTCTTAGTCTTATTTAAGGTTCTTACCATGATACAAACCTGTCCTGTCTTACTATGACACTTTTTAAATAGTGCAAGGTGTCCATCATGAAATGGTTGAAACCTTCCTAACATCTGTACAGTAGCTTTTCGATATTGAAAAACCCTTTCTTTAGGTTTTTTATTAACAATATTCTTTGCTACTTCTTTTACTGTTCGTTTAATATTCATATTCTATATGTTTGTATTTACCCTTTGGCCACAACTTAACTTCATCACCCCTACAGACTAAAGAAGTCCTAAAAGGAAAGTTTGGTTTCTCCCACTTCTCAGTTGGGCCTGGATGCTGGTGAGTTATCATTCCATTACAAACTACCAGACGATTTGGTTTATATTCTATACGACCAATTTCATGTGAATCCATATCTTCTGGTAAACCTATACCAACCTTAATATCGTGATAATCAGTATCGTAAAATATTAAGTCACCACCCCAGTCTTTCTTCCATTTCATTTGGTCATAGAATAAGAAGGTTAGATTGTTTTCACATGTTCCATCTTTCATAGTATCTTCATGGAGAGTACCATGTTGTCCAGATATCTGTCCGTTCTGTCCACAATATTGAAACTTAACCCAATCAAATCTAAACTCTTGTTGCATTCTCCACATCAATGTGTCAACTAATGGATGACAATAACCAGTTGGTTGAGATACTACCACCTTCTTCCAGTCTGGTGCATTCTTTAACCATCTCTCTGAACCCAAAGGATATAGTATTGTCCAATCTTCTACCATTGTCCACTCTCTTTTCCTCTGTTCACTTAATGCTGAATACCACGATTCACCCCAAAATAAATGAGCATAATCTTCTTCGGTTGGAACTGGGCCTTTAGTATCACGAATAACCCTATTGGACAACGACCATCTTTCAGAACCCTTTCTCCAATCTGCCCATGCAAAGAAGAGATGGTCTGGAAGCCAATTGTCAATTATCCAAATTTCCTTCATAGGTAATTCGGTAAGTGGTTGTGATTTCTCTAGATGTTTAAAGACTAAAGGTTTATCCATCCAAGAGTGGTCTACTCTCTTAGGCATATCTATACTGCTCTTTTTGCAGTCCCTATTACATTTTCACCATCATTTATATCTAAGGTATCACTCTCTGCAAGGAGTTTTAACCTATCTGCAATAGGTCTATCCCCTCTAGAGAACCATTCTGGTCTAGGTATTGTTGGGAGTTTATTGACATAATCTTCAAAAGGAAGTAAATCAACATCTTCTGTTGCTTTAAGTTCTTCTTCAAGTCTATAAAATGTTTGCATCATAAAGTCTCTGAACTCAAGAATTCGTCTTGACTCTGCACGAAATGGGTCTTGTGATCCCTCTCTTCCGACCACTAGAATTTCTTGCCAACCATTATAATTAAGATTATCAAGGATATTTTCTTCCATTGAATCATCAATATAGTGTTTTAAGTCTCCCAAAAATTGACCCTGTAGAGTCATAATATCTGGTGGTTCTGCAAGAGAGATATACTCTTTAATAGCATCTAGGGCTCCTCTGTCCAAAGGAAAGCTTTCTCCATTTAATTCATAAAATTCTTCTTCTGGTGGGGCATAGTAAAGATAGTCATAATCGAAGCCCAATTCTGGGGCATCTGCTCTATCGTAATGCCAACGAAGTCCGCGTTCATCTCTAAGATGAAGGACATTTTGATCGTCATATACTAATAACATAATTTCTCCATAATAAATTGTGTATAAAGGTATATAGGATACCTTTCAAAGTCAAGTTTTAACTAGATGATCCATCCCAAGGCTTGTTAATATCACCATCCCAAGTTGATACTGGTCTGGTAGATGGTCTAGTTGAAGGTCTGGTAGCAGGTCTTGTAGTAGGTCTGGTAGCAGGTCTTGTAGCAGGTGATTGATAAGTTGTGGGTCTACTAATCGTTACCTCATAGGAAGTAGGTCTAGGTATTGTTACTTCATAAGAAGTAGGTCTAGGTATTGTAACCTCATAGGAACCCGGCCTAGGTATTGTTACTTCATATGAAGCAGGTCTAGGTATTGTAACCTCATAGGAACCCGGCCTACTACCTTGAGTCTGGTAAGTTCCTGGCCTAGTTCCTTGAGTTTGATAAGTTGTAGGTCTAGGATTAGTTATCTGATAGGTTGTAGGTCTAGGATTAGTTATCTGATAAGTAGTTGGTCTAGAGTTCTGTATCTGATAGGTTGTAGGCCTAGGGTTAGTAATCTGATAAAATTGTGCATTCTGATGTTGGTGAAACTGTGCATTCTGTATCTGGTAAAAAGTAACACCCTGTGTTTGATAAAAGTTATGAAAATGCTGAGTCTGATAAAAAGTCTGACCCTGTGTTTGATAACTGGCAGGTCTACTACCCTGTGTTTGATAAAATGCTGGTCTACTACCTTGTGTTTGATAAAAGGTTGGTCTAGTACCTTGAGTCTGGTAAAAGGTTGGTCTTGCATTCTGTATCTGATAAGTCGTGGGTCTCGGATTAGTTATCTGATAGGTTGTAGGCCTTGGATTAGTTATCTGATAAGTTGTAGGTCTAGAATTAGTTATCTGATAAAATGTCGGTCTTGAATTCTGTTGTTGGCCTGGCGGATAATAAGTACCACCACCATTCTTTTCTTGTCCACTTGGTTGCCAGAACCCAGCTGTTTGAGTCTGATAAAAAGTTGGTCTAGTACCTTGAGTCTGGTAAGTTGCTGGTCTAGTTCCTTGAGTTTGATAACTGCCTGGCCTAGTTCCTTGAGTTTGATAACTGCCTGGCCTAGTTCCTTGAGTCTGGTAGAAAGTAGGTCTTGCATTCTGTATTTGGTAGAATGTAGGTCTTGCATTCTGTATCTGATAGGTTGTAGGTCTAGGATTAGTTATCTGATAAGTAGTTGGTCTTGGATTAGTAATTTGATAAAACTGTGCATTCTGATGTTGATGGAATGTCGCATTTTGTATCTGATAAAAAGTTACACCTTGTGTCTGAAAAAAGTTATGAAAATGTTGTGTTTGATAAAAAGTCTGACCCTGTGTCTGATAACTAGCAGGTCTAGTACCTTGAGTTTGATAATTAGCAGGTCTAGTTCCTTGAGTTTGGTAAAATGCTGGTCTAGAACCTTGAGTCTGGTAACTAGCAGGTCTAGAGTTCTGTATCTGATAAGTTGTAGGTCTAGAGTTCTGTATCTGGTAAGTTGTGGGTCTACCTATAGTTTGTTCATATGAAGCAGGTCTACTTATAGTCTGTTCATATGAAGCAGGTCTACTTATAGTCTGTTCATAATTGGCAGGCCTGGAAATAGTTTGTTCATAGTTTGCTGGTCTAGGTATAGTTTGTTCATATGTCGAAGGCCTAGCATTCTGTGCCTGATAGGGTTGTTGATACCCTTGCTGATATGGTTGTTGATAGGGTTGTTGGTATGTTTGTTGATATGGTTGAGTTACCTGTATTGTACCTGTGACAAACTGCCACCCTGTAGGTGTTTTTCTCTTTACATCAACTACCTTATCCCATCCGGCAGGAGTTTTAATCCTCATTCCGTATGTATCAGTCCAAGTAGTTGGCCCTGTTTTTACTTTTGATGCCATCTCTTACATCACTCCATTACATTATTTAGTAGGTTATCCAGATATCACCAACGGCACCATCTCCCCCAGCTGGGGCAGACGAATGAATAAAGACATTCCTAAACGATTTCGCACTTGACCCTATTGTTGTATAACTGGTTGTAGCAGCCCCTGTTACTGATAAGATATCGTCAATTGTTGTTGTACCACCAGCAGAATCTATTGTTAAGTTACCAGAACTAGTATCTAGTTCACCATCAGCAGTAACACCCACTTTAACATTACCAAATGTACCACCAGTACCAGTAATCTCTCCAGCAGTAAATGCACTTGCAGTAATAGTTAAGTTACCTGTAGATGCACCTGTAAATGTTCCTGTTCCGACTGTTACAGCATCCGCACTTTCATCCCAACCAATAAATACATTAGCATCATCACCTCTTTCCATGACGATACCAGTATCATTAGCACCACTTCCAGTAGTTCCATTTCCTAATTCTATTAATCTATCTGAAATTACTGAGTTAGTTGTACTCAAAGTTGTGGTTGTACCACTAACTGTTAAGTCTCCAGTAAGTGTTAAATCTGCAAATGTAACATCTGAGGTTGTTGCAACTGCCTGTCCTATTGCAATTGCTCCACTAGAACCTTCGGCTGGAGTGTGTGTAACTGTTACACCAGTTCCAGCAGTAATAGCACTCATGTAGTTTCCAGTCGTATCAGTTCCTAGTGCAACTGAGTTAGCTGCAATTGTTGTTGCAATTGATACATTACCTTTTGCAGTCTGTGTGACTGTTCCTGTAACATCTCCTGTTAATGCAAAGTCTGAGTTTGCAACTGTTATATCAATTGCTCCATCACCAGCATCATCATATGCAACTGTAACACCAGTATGTGAACCATTAGTTGCTAATTGAGCACCAGAAATATCTTGTACTCTTTCTGTTGTATGATAAAGGTTTGAACCTTCTGATACTGAACCAGTATTCCATGAAATGTTTGCAGTACCATCAAATGCTACACCTTGAATAGTTCTTGAAGTAGCAAGTTTAGTTGCCGTATCAGCATTTCCAGTTACATCACCAGTTAAGTTTCCAACGAAAGTACCTGTTACAGTTCCAGCAAGTAAATTAGCAGCAGTATAACCTGTTGCACTTGTGTTTACTGTAGTTGAAGGTACTGTGTCTGTATCTGCAAATAATCTAAATTGATTAGTTCCAGATGCATCATAGAATAGTCCAGCATATTTTGTTCCACTGTCTACATATTTACCATAGAAACCAAAGTCTGTTGCATCTCCAGAGTTAGCTTGTGTGTACCCAGTAAAGTTATAATCTGTTAATACAGAACCAGTTTGAGTTGTTGTTCCTGTAACTGTTAAGTCTCCACTAACTGTTAAGTCGTTTGCAATTGTTACATCAGATGGTAATCCATATGTAACTGTTCCAGCACTCTCTACAACATCAACTTCTGAACTTGTTCCAGCAAATGTTAATGTTCCACCTAATGCAACTGGACTTGTGTTTGAACCATCTGATACTGTTATACTTGAATTTGAAAGTTTTGCATTTGCAATTGAACCTGCCAACATTGCATTATCAACTGACAATGCTTGTATGGTTGCAGTTAAAGTTGCATTTCCTAAGTTTGTTATTGTTGCATTACCACCTAAATCTCCCGCAAGAGTAATCGTTGGGTCTCCAACATTAAAATCTAATTTTCCGTTTGTGTCATCATATGTGACGGCAATACCACTTTCAGTATTGGATGCTATCATTGCACCTACTGTATCTTCTATTACTTCTGTGTAGTCTGAAATTGTAGAAGACATTGTTCCATTAACTGCAAAGTCTAATTTACCATTCGTGTCATCATAAGTTACAGAAATATTTGTTTCTGTGTTGGATGCAACCATACCACCGACAACATCTTGTACGGCTTCTGTTGCATCAGATACGATAGTTTGTAATGCACCACTTACTACTAGGTCAATTGTTCCATCACCATCTTCATAGGTGGCTGCAATTCCAGTTTCAGTATTTGAGGTGAACATAGCACCTACAATATCTTGTACATTTTCTGATACTAATGCAAGGTCAATTGCACCATCACCAGCATCATCATATGTTGCAGTAATACCTGTATGTGAACCATTCGTTGCAATCTGAGTTCCAGTGACATCTTGCAGATATTCGTTATCTAATTCTGCATCAATTGTGCCATCACTATCTTGATATGTAACTGTAATTCCGCTTTCGGTATTACTTGTAAACATTGCACCAGCAATGTCTTGAATTCTTTCTGCATTAACTGTAACATCTCCAGAAGTTACTGTAAAGTCTGTACCATCAAAGGTTGCAACACCTAAATTAGTTTCTGTTGCTGTTTCTGCCGATAATGTTGCAGTAGAACCTTCAGCTGGAGTATGAGATACATCTAATCCCTCACCTACTGCAATATCAACTACATAATTTCCTACTGTGTCTGAACCCAGTGTTACTGAATTAGCTGCAATAGTTAATGTAGTTGCAACATCGGCCGATCCATTTACTGACCCTGTTCCTGTAACATCACCTGTAAAAGATAATGTTCTTGCAGTTGCCCATGTACTTGCTGTAGTTGCATTCCCTTCTAGGTCTGCAATTAATGTTCCTTTTGTCCAACCAGTTGCACCAGTGTTAATTGTAGTTGTTGGTTCGGTTGTCGTTCCAGAGAACAATCTAAATTTATTTGTTTCACTTGCATCCCAGTTTAAACCAGCATATCTTTGAGAACCATCATTGTATGTTCCATAGATACCAAAGTCTACTGCATCTGCAGCGTTATCTTTTGCAACTTTAATACTTCCATCAGCAATTGCAACTGTTGTACTGGATACTGTAGTTGTAGTTCCAGATACAGTTAAGTCACCTGTTACTGTTAAATCGTTTCCTATAGTGACATCATTTGGTAGTCCTATTGTTACAGTTGCAGTTTCAGCACCAGAACCAGCAACTTCTACTTCGTTTGCAGTTCCAGTTATTGTAGAAACATATGCACCAGTAGTATCTGTACCAAGTGCTATTGAATTGGCAGCAGATGTTAATGCAATACTAGTGTTTCCAAGATTGGTTATAGTTCCACTACCTGTCACATCTCCTGTAAAGGTTAGTGTTGGGTCTGCAACATCTAGGTCTAAAGTACCATCTCCATCTTCATAAGTTACTGCAATACCGCTCTCAGTATTACCAGTAAACATTGCTCCTACTGTATCTTGAATGAATTCAGCAGAAACTGTAAGGTCTATTGCACCATCTCCACCATCATCATAAGCTGCACTTAGTCCTGTATGAGAACCATTGGTTGCAATTTGAGCACCTGTAATGTCTTGTACTCTTTCTGTTGTGTGATAAAGGTTTGAACCTTCGGTTAATGTAGTTGTAGTCGGATGAGCACCCATAAGTGCCATACCACCCATTGAACTATGATTTGCACAATAGTAATATAATGGGTTTGTTTGATCTTGTTCAAATGCAACTTCTGTGTATGAACCTGCTGAGCCTGGTGTTCCAGTCTTAGAGTATGTTGTATAACCTGCTGAAATTTCTGCACCAGAGTTGTGAGTTCCATCAGAAGTAGTAGAGAATCTTAGTGGATGAGAAGCATTAGTTGAATCAGACAAATCAAAACGATAAAGTATAGAAGGGGATAATACTGCCGTTGGTTGAATTGTTCCGTCTAAGTAATACCTGTTGCCTGAGCCAGGATTTGCTACTGTTACTGTAATTTTGTGATAAAACCCAGCTGCAACTGCATCTTGTGTTACGGCTGCACTGAATGTAGCACTCGCATCATCATAGGTAAATGTTATACCTGTATGTGTACCAGCACTGAATAATGTTGATATGTTATCTTGAATAGACTCAATAGCACCAGTAGAGTCTAACTCCCCAGCTGCATTTAATAAGTCTGCAAGATATCTTGCTTTTGTTGGCATTGTCTAATTCTCCCTTCTAAATATATTAGTATTTATGTTATTCATCTATTTCAATGAATGTTTCTCCTGTAATTTCTTGGAGTTTTCTTATCATTTTCTCCATATTTACTTTAAATCGTTTTCCTGTTACTACATTCTCTGAGTAATAAGTCCATTCTCCATCCATGTGTGGAGAGATTTGGGTAACATTACCTGCTTCATCTCTCACAAACAATTCGGCACTTCCACTAGCATCTTTTGCATATAATGATGCATGATCTGTTATTCCACTTGGATCGGCTGCAAGAATATCTAAATGCAATGGTGCATCTTGAATTGATACATATTGGCCACTATCTGGAATCATTGTAATGTTATTTCCACTTCCACTTGCAGTTTTTATATTATAACCATTCATCATTAGGTCTCCGCCTAAGAAAGGTGCATCATCTTTGAATAATCTTACCTTAGCTGCCAGTATCTTGTAGTCTATTATGTCAATTGTATAGTCTGGAGTTGGATCAACCAATGGGTCTACAAGGGTAATTTTCTTTCCGCCCCCACCAGACCACTGTCCTTTCTCCATTAAAATACCATTAACATAGAGTTCTGCATAGTCTGGATGGTATGATAATGTAACTGAATCTGCATCTGCACCCTCAAACACTGAGGTAGATGCACCACTTGGATAGAATTGGAATCTATTAAATGGATTACTACCACCATATGCATGAACAACAACAGTGTCATCCACTTGTAATGTTTCATTAAATGTAATTGCAGAACTAGATGTTCGTGTATAATCCTTGCCTGATCTTGGATCAAATAAGACACCATTAACAAAAACTAATTCTTCTCCTGTATCATATGAGAATGTTTTACCATTATCATCTGTACCTTGAAAAACATCAGTTCTTGCAAATGTAAGTGTTACTCCATCTGACAATGTTTGTGCAGAAGATAAAGTTACTGTAGTTCCACTAATTGCACTAACACTTACTGTTCCAGATATTCCTGTTCCAGTAACAATCATTCCTACTTTAATTGCAGTATTGGTTGCATTTATTTCAACAGATGTGCTACTAGTTGTTGCACCATCAACTGTGTTTGTGGTTGAGTTAGTAGTAAATTCGTATTTTGTTAACCCTGTAAGTGCATTACCGGCGGAAGTTCCTAAAGATATGACTTCAACTACATCAGATATTTCAACAACTGTGTCTAAAACAACTGTTGTTCCATTAGTTGCAGTATAGTCATCTGGGTCTAAGACTACTCCATTCATTGCAACAAATACTGACCCAGCAGTATATCCCAGTGTTTCTGAATTATCGTCTGAACCAGAGAATGAAGTTTGTCCCGCAGCTAGAGTCCCACCTGCGTTTGAGAACTTACAATGTTGATAGTTTGTGAACTGATTAGATGATGTTTCACCTACTTGTATAATGGATTCGGAACCACTTACACTTTTCTTAATGTAAACCTTACCATCATAGGTATTAATTGCCAACTCTCCAAGTTCTAAATCACTTGTAGTTGGTACACCATTCTCAGTCGCACTCCTTTTGAGCTGAACTGTTTGTGCCATTTTTTAACTCACTTTATACATTTGGGTATATACCCAAAATCTTTTAGTTATTTAACTATTTTTGTTAACACAGCTTGAAAATTATCAGTATCTACTGTCCATCTCACGCTGTTTAATTCTGTACTATTAATACCTAAGGCATCAATAATATCTTCGCCGGGTCTAACTACATTTCCGTTATAGACATATGTCTCTGCTCCGAAAGTGTAATCGCCTGGCCCCCACCTTTTGTGGCCGGGAGTGTGTTCATAGGGTAAATCACCCATGATTTGAGTTGCACCACATTTAACAAAATCGGCAGTTTCTCCAACTTTTGCTAATACATCACCATCAACAACTCCAAAATACCAATCACTAAAATCTGGCATGGATAAATCATCCATCACCCCAATTGGTATTTCCATACCCATGTCTCTAACTGATGATGCTTCAGCATCAGCAATTGCATGTAGTTCTCCATCATAGTACGCCATAATTTATTCCCCTATTAATAAGTACCACCATCAATTGCAGTTATAGCAACTGCACCACTGGTGACTGTAAACTCACTTGAACTAAATGATGCAATACCTTTATTGGCAGTTGTTGCATCCTCACCAGCAATAGTAATACTACCATTGCCATTAGTAACATCTATACCCTCACCTGCTGTTAATGTTGCAGCTGCAAAGTCATTGTTTCCACCATGACCTATTAACAACTGACCAGCAGTTGGGGCAGAACCATCAACACTTGTGATTGAACCAGCAAGGTCTAATCCACCAATGTCTAGGTTTCCTTTTGTTCCAGAGAAGACAGAACTTGTATCTGTTGCATCTGGAATGAATGTAAATTTAGCAGTAGAGTCATCATAACCAAAGAAACCTAGTTTCGCAGCAGACCCATTATGCCATCTGAAAGAGATACCTCTATCTAAGTTGTCATCTGAGCCTGGAGCAGAATCTCCACCTACTGTAAATATTGGGTCATCAACTGTTACTGTTGTTGAATTGACCTGTGTTTGTGTACCATTAACTGTTAAGTTTCCTGTAACTGTTAATGCACCACCTATAGTAACATTATCTGGTAGTCCGATTGTAATTGCTTGACTACTTGCAACTGTTTCAATCTCATTTGCAGTACCAGCGATTGTCAATGATTGAGAATCTAAATCTACTGCACCTGTTCCAGAATCACCAGCAGTATCTAAGTCCTGTGCAGTTACATTTGTATCTACATAGTCTTTTACTGCAGCTGATGTTGGTAGTGTTGTATCGTTATCGTTAGAACCAATTCCTTCTGCTTCTGTTACCATTAAGGCAGCAGCTAAACTAACTGCACCACTGGAAACTGTGAAGTGTGAAGAACTAAATGATGCAAGACCTTTGTTTGCTGATGTTGCATCTTCACCTGCTATGGTTATAACATTATTACCTACTGTGGTATCAATACCTTCACCACCTGTGAAAGTTAATGTTTCACCTGTATTGAAAGTATCATTAGAACCACTGTCTGCAGCTAATGTTAATGTACTTGTTACTGAACCGAATGATAGTGCCCCAGAACCATCAGTTTTCATGAACTGTCCACTAGTACCATCAGCAGATGGTAATGTGAAAGTTGTTGATGTTCCTATGGTATCTGCAGCTTTTATTGCAGTATAGTTGGTTCCATTATCAGAATCTTCCCTAAGAAGTAGACTAGCACCAGCAGTTGCTCCATTCCCTACGATTAGATTTGCTGGTGTTGGGGTCGTTCCTTCTAAGATTTCTGTATAATACTTACCACCTAATTTCTGTATTACTGCACTACCGCCACTATCTTGAGACTCTATATATACTATCGCACTTGCACCATTATTAGATGCATCCATTGAATAAGCTAATTCACCTTGAGCCAGTTCAGATGTAGTAGGGGCAGCACTCCCAGTGCTTCTTTTGATCTGAATTACTGTTGACATATTATTTTCCTCTTAATTAATTCTTAGTAAGTCCCACCATCAATAGTGTTCGCAGCTTCGAATTTGTTTGTTGTCCCATCATATATCAAAGTAGACCCAGACTGTAATGTTACAGTTGTCGTATCTACATCCATAAGACTATTAATTGGTGTGGTTGATGCATCTAACTTACCTACCGAAACCTGTTTTACCTGTTTTGCTAGGGGATTTGCAACTTGTACCTTAATATCTGCCATACCTTTTAACTCCTACTCACGCTAGGTGTAACTGTGGCTTGCCCTTCTAAAACTCTTGTTTTAGAACCAACATTATCTGTCATTAAGACATCATAGAAATATCGACCTTCGGCAATACTTGCTGAGACTGTATCAGTCAAAGTTAAAGTTAAATTACCACCTGTCGAATCATGAGCGGTACTGAATGTACCTTGAACTGTTGAACTACCATGACTCCTTCTTAATTGTGCAAGAAAGGAGGCACCAGTCAAATTCAATGCAGAACCATCTGCACCAGTCATGCTAACAGTGATCTGATAATCCGATCCTTGATCTATATATAAATTACTAATAGCTGCCATAATTACTACCTAATACCTTTTTGTTGTATTCAGTAGTATTTATACTATTAGAGATTTTGAATTGATTTTATTTAGAATCTAATTGAGATTTTAGTTCTTTAATGGATTCGATAAGAAGTGGGATAACTTTTAAGTAGTTGATACCCATTACACCATCTGTAGTTGTAGCAGCTTCTGGTAAAACCTTTTCAAGTTCCTGTGCTACAAGACCAACTTGATGTTTGTCATCTAAACCAATCTTATCAATTGCATTCTTTTTCCAGTCAAATTCATAACCAGTTAAGGAAAGAACCTTCTCTAATGCATTGTCTATTGGGTTTAAATTCTTTTTAAGTGCAATATCAGAGTATGCA